ATTTAATATAGCCATATAAATTATTCACCTCTTTGGGCTTTCCCTTTTATATAAAGAGAATTTAGAAAGCTCTATCTATCATTCTAATAGTATAGTCTAAATTCGTTTACCTTATTCGGAACGTAAAAAGTATTCGGGTTGCTAATCCTAGTACTTCTTAAGGGAATTGATTTGACTAAGTCTCTTTATCCAATCCGAAAATAAAGAGGTAGGTTTTTAAACTATTAGGTTTATTTTGAGAAAGCCCAAAACCACCTAATGAAACCTTATGTATAAAAGAGCACAAACCCCAATTTGGGTTATCTTGGATTTAACATATCAGTTTAAATAGTAGGGTCAAGCATATTATTGTATATTTTTATATTTTTATAAAACCAAGTGAAGCTGCTTAAGAGTGTGGCAAAAATGTCACAGCTAATATCTCATGGTAGTAAATCAAAAACTTTTTTTTACCTATATATAGTATAACAATAAATTGACCTAAAATAAGGTTATAAAATACTGAAAATCGCCGTTGGCAATTAATCTATAGTAACACCGCTAAAAGTATCTAATGGGCGTTGGCGGTGGTTTATTTAGCCACTAATAAATATATCAATATATGAATATGTTATTCGTATAATATTAAACTAATTATTTATATAGTTTAATATTAAATTACTAAAGGTAAATAATGTTGACCTATAATATAGTATAATGTTAAACCATTATAATTTTTTGAATAGGTAAATAATGTTGACCTATAATTTTTGAGGGGTATACCTTTTTGAAATCTTAATGATGGATATGGTTTTTTGTACTTGATTTTTACCAAGTGATAAACATTTACAGATTATCGCAGGAAATCATAATTAATTATTTAATTTATCAATCCCTAATTGTATAAAAAACATAATGATTTCAATTAGTTAGCTATATAATAATATTAATAATGTTATCTTTGACTATATCCAAGGAAAACAAGGGCGGGCATGGGGCAGTGGGGGGGTATACGTACATATATATGGAGAATGACAGAGGGGAGCATTTTGAATACTGTTAACTACATCTGCGCTAATCCATATACCCAGGACTGTATTATGATACCCTGCAGAAATACTTTATTATTCTTATTATATTGATGGTGGTGTTGGATTATAAAGATAATACTGTTAATACTCACAGGAGACTCACAGAAGCCCTCCAGTAGTCCCAAGGTATATCTTAACCTGACGACACATAAGCATACCTCAGTGAGGCTCTGTGAGGTTCTAACAGGCAATTGTGACAGCAGCCGGGGAGTTAAGTATTCTTTAAGTATCTTTAGGGAGTAACTACAAGAAAACTTAAAGATGTCTTATTTGTCCACTTGACTAATTTAAAAAGTATGGTATAATATACTTAAAGTATTATTAAGGTATACTTAAACATCTACATCTTTAGTATTATTAATAATAATAGTATTTAAGTATACTTTAAGTAACCTTTAAGTACCCTTTTTAGAGGTACGATTTTTATTGTCGTCCCACTTTAGTGGTTGACACAAGCTTCCCCAAAGGTATAACTAGTCATGTCCAAACCCAAAATGTATTCTAGTGAACGTGTACTAGAAGAATTTTATAAGGCTTTAGCCGATCAGAATGAAGGTAGACTACGCAGAGTACACATACCGAGATCTGATGTATTCTACGTAAGAGAAGCTTACTACCAACACTCAGGAAGCTGGGAGACTTTAGATCGTATTGAAAGATGTATGTACCTTGAAGGCAACCTAGCAGGTCGAGATGTACTAGACCCTAAACGTAAGAGAGAATGGGAAGATGACTACATTTGATGAAATAGATAAAGATAAAAGTGGTTCAATCGAAAAGACTGAATGGGATGCTTTATTATTAGACGACAAGCGTAGACAAATAGAAGACGAAGATAGTAAACGAGATCAGCAGCGTAAGATGGTTTGGTTTGCTCTTGTAGGGATGCTTATCTATCCTCTAACTATTATAATTACATCTATAGCTGGACTTACAGAAGCTACTGGTGGTTTAACTTCTATTGCTGGTGTCTACTTTATTAGTGTTAGTGCAATCGTTGGTGCATTCTTTGGTTTTACTAACATCAAGAAAAAGGATGATTTTTAATGCTAGGTATTATTAATAGTGTAGCAGGATTAGCTACAGCATTTATAGATGGTAAGACAGTTGTAAAGAAGGCTGAAGCTGAAACGAAGATGAAGATCGCTACAGGTGAGATTGATTGGGACATTGAAGCTATGAAGGCTACACAGAATAGCTGGAAGGATGAATGGATTACTTTACTATTTAGTATTCCTTTGATCCTCGCATTCTGTGGACAATGGGGTAATGATATAGTTCATGCAGGATTTGTAGCCTTAGAGGTTATGCCTGATTGGTATCAGTACTCACTAGGTGGAATTGTATCAGCTAGTATTGGTATGCGTGGTGTCAGTAAATACTTCGGGAAGAAATAATGAAAGAAAACTTTAATAAATGTTTAAAGATGTTGCTTCACCACGAGGGTGGTTATGTAAATCATCCCAGTGACCCTGGTGGTATGACTAATTTAGGTGTGACTAAGCGTGTTTATGACGAGTGGATTGGACGTGAGTCTACAGAGCAAGAAATGCGTGACCTAACACCTGTTGATGTTGGTCCTATATACAAGAAGAACTACTGGGATCGGGTTAAGGGTGATCACTTACCTTCTGGCTTAGACTGGGCTGCATTTGACTGGGCTGTTAATTCTGGTTCTGGTCGTCCAGCTAAGGCTATCCAACGAGCTGTAGGTGCTACGCAAGATGGTTCAATTGGTCCTGCTACACTTGCATTGGTCTTAGAGAAAGACCCTAAATTTATTATTGAGTATGTTTATGATGTACGTCAGGGATTTTATGAAAGTTTAAACACCTTTAAAACATTTGGACGTGGTTGGACTCGGCGAAACAAAGAAACACTTCAGCAAGCATTGAAGATGATAGAAAAATAAGAGGTAGTATGCCTAGTTCACCTAATTACAAAAGAGACTATAAAAGAGAAGCTGCTGTTCGGGCAAGTCCGAAAGAGTTAAAGAAAAACTCTATGCGTAAAGCAGCTAGATATAAGTTAGAAAAAGAAGGTGTAGTTAGTAAGTTTGATGGTAAGGATGTAGACCATAAGAACCGTAATACTAATGATAACTCTCGTAGTAACTTAGTAGCTAAACCTAAGTCAGTTAATCGTAGTTTCTCTCGTAAGGCTAATGCTAAGAAGTACGTAGGTGCTTCTAATCCTCCAACTCAAAAGAAGTATTCATAATGTCTGTAGAGTATCGTGGAGAAAAATTTAAAGGTTATAATAAACCTAAGCGAACTCCAGATCATCCAAAGAAGTCACACGTAGTTCTAGCCAAAGAAGGTAGTACTATTAAAATGATTAGATTTGGAGAGCAGGGTGCATCTACCGCAGGTAAACCAAAGGCTGGTGAGTCTGATAAGATGAAGAAAAAACGTGCGTCCTTTAAAGCAAGACACGGGAAAAATATAAAAAAAGGAAAACTCAGTGCAGCTTATTGGGCTGATAAAGTTAAATGGTAAATATATATAGGAAATAAAATTATGGCAACTACTACACTAACAGAAGGCATTGAAGCCTATCAAACAGACATTACTTTTGGTGATGGAATTGACGTAACGGGTACTGCTACAGTATCTGGTGCAACTACACTTGGAGCTGCAGTAAACAGTCTCTTCGTTAGACACGTGGCTCACGTATCTGGTGTATCAATCAACTCGACTGCTGGTGACTCCCCAACTATTGGTACATTTGTACAACCAGCAAACACAATTATTACTGACATTAAAATCTTTTGTGTAACTGCACCTGTTTGTGGCAGTGGTGATATTGGTTACGAAGTAGGTACATCTTCTTCTGGTGCACAGATTGTAGCTACTCAGGCTGACGAAATCTTAGACGCTGGTACAACAGTTGTTGTAGGTAACGTAACTTTGACTGAATTAATTGTTCAGACTCAAGATGCCGCAACAGCACCAGCTTCTGTACAGTACACAGCAGCAGCACGTAACATCTTCTGTAACATTACTAACACTGTTAATGCTACAACTGCAGGTGCGTTTACTTTTGTAATTGAGTACGTACAAGTAGCATAATAAGATCGTCTGGTACTAACGTTAAAGTACTACGCCACAGGGTCTCATGACCCTATCTCGTTACGTTGTTTATGCAGATGGGATTTCGCTACCGTAGCTGTTAACACCGGGCAGGCGTCAGAGCCGGGGGAGGCCGTAAAAACCCTCCTCCGAGTTCTACTCTTTAACAAACAAGGATATATAAGATGAAAATGGTAATGAAGAACGGTAAGAAAGTCCCTTTCTATGCAGCTGATGGTATTGGCAAAATGAACATGGGCGGAATGATGAATAAAAAGAAAAAGTCAGGTATGCATAAGATGCCTGATGGGACAATGATGAAAGACGAAGAGATGGGCATGAACTACGGCGGTATGGTTAAGAAGAAAAAACCTGCAGCTAAGATGATGTCTGGCGGTATGGCTAAGAAGAAGATGGCTTACGGTGGTATGTCCGGATACAAAGCAGGCGGCTCTACTACAGCAGGCAAGCTTGGTGCTTCTAATCCTCCGACTCAGAGAAAAAAGTAATGGCAGTTAAGAAATCAACAGTTAATGCTGCTGGTAACTATACCAAGCCTGGAATGCGTAAGACATTAGTAGCTTCTGTAAAAGCAGGTTCATCTGGAGGTAAACCAGGCCAATGGTCTGCAAGAAAAGCTCAGATGGTAGCCAAGCAGTACAAAGCTAAAGGCGGAGGTTACAAGTAATGAAGGGCGTAAAACACTATAAAAAAGATGGTACTGAACACAAGGGTACTACTCACAAGATGTCTGATGGTTCTTTACACACTGGTAAAACGCATAGTAAAACTAGTGTAAAGTTATTTCATTATAAAGACTTAAGTAAAACAGTAAAGGCTAAGATAGATGGCAAAATCAAAAAGTCAAAAAAGTCTTAGTCAATGGACTAAACAGGACTGGGGCACTAAGAGTGGAAAAAATTCTACTCAAGGTAAAAAAGCTACGGGAGAACGTTACCTTCCTAAAAAAACTAGAGTAGCTTTAACTTCGTCCGAATATGCAGCTACTACTGCGGCTAAACGTAAAGGTACAGCAGCTGGTAAACAATTTGTAAAACAACCTAAACGAATAGCAAAGAAAACTGCTTTAATTAGAAAGAGGACTAAATAAAATGGCTAAAGATGATAAACTTAAGGGTAAACCAAGATCAGTAAGAGCTGCTCAGAAAGCAGGATCTAAATACTTTTTTGATAAAAACGGAGTTAAGAAACTTGCAGTTACTGCCGAACAACTTAAAAAAACAGGGCTAACACTACGTCAGTGGGCTAACCAAACTAATTCATCAGGTAAGCTTAAGAAAAAACCTGAAGGTGGAATTAAAGTTAAAAAACCTGACGGTAAAATTACAGTTACAAAATTGGCTCCAACTGATCGTACAGGTAAAGTTCTATCAGCAGCAGAAAAACAACTTAATAAAAAATCTCGTGATGATAAAATGGATGCAACAAATAGATCTTTTGGTTCAGAGTCAAAACGAAGAAATGTTACCGTTAGTAGAGGTAATATGAACAGTAAAAAGCTATTAGAAGACAAAGCTTATAATGCACGATTAAATCGTAGGTTTGATCCGTTTAGTAAAAAAACTTATGCTCAGTGGAAAGATATGTCTCGTGAAGAACGTAGGGATGCTAAACTACCTCTTTCAGTTGCTGGAGGATTAAAAAATAAAAGTAAATTTAAAGGTACAGGCAAACCTAAATAAACATAGCGGGGTTGCATTATTGTCTGTAGTATGTTATAACTAGATAAGTAAAACTATCTCCAGTAGGCTAAATAATTAGTCGCTTAACTGGAGATAGAACATGTTTAAAAAAATAATGAACCGTATAATAACAAGTCGTCAACGTACTGCCGATGAATGGATTTTGCGTAATATGACTGACTATGAATTAAGAGATATTGGAATTACACGTTCCGAAATCACAGGGAGACTTGATGGCTCGCAACCTAACAGATAAACAACAGTTGTTTCTAGACGTACTCTTTGAGGGTGCACAAGGCAATCCTATGCGAGCTATAGAGCTTGCTGGGTATGCCTCTGGAACTGCTTCTACTACTATTATGAATACCCTACAGGAAGAGATTGCGGATCTCACGAAGAAGTTTATAGCTACTCGTGGTCCACAGGCTGCTTACTCTATGGTAAACGTAATGGAAAACCCGACAGATTTGGGTAATAAAGAAAAGATGGCAGCTGCTAGAGATCTACTAGATAGAGCTGGCTTTGTTAAAACAGATAAGGTTGAGGTTACAGCAGAGAGTCCTTTGTTTATTTTACCTCCAAAATCATATGAAGACTAAAAAAACTTGGCAACTTCCTAAACCAGAAGTGGAAGAAGGAGAGTTTGATTGGCTACCAGTAGTAAGAGTAGGCAGGGTAATACCATTTGGGTATAGACAAGACCCTACTGATTCTGATATACTGTTACCAATCCCAGAAGAGTTAGAGTTATTTGAAGAAGCTAAGAAGTATCTTAAGCAATACAGCCTACGTGAGGTTTCTAATTGGTTAAGTACTACTTCAGAACGATACATTTCTCATGTGGGTCTAATGCAGAGGGTTAAACTTGAGCAAAAACGTAAGAAAGAAGCTTCAATCCAACGCTTCTATGCAAAAAAGTACCAAAAAGCCGCTGAAAAAGCGGAAAAGCTTGAAACAATCCGTATCGGTGCAAGAGTCAGAAAAGACAACAGTACCAGCACAGGTGAAACCAGCACCAATTGACATTCAGAAAGCTATTAGAGAGATTATCTTTGAACCTAATCCAGGACCACAGACAAACTTTCTAGCTTCTACAGAACAAGAAGTACTATATGGGGGTTCTGCTGGTGGTGGTAAGTCATATGCCATGATTGCAGACCCTGTACGTTACTTTAACAACCCTAGCTCTAAGAAGTTGCTAGTTAGAAGAAGTACAGAGGAGCTAAGAGAGCTTATATCTGTATCTAAACAACTTTATCCACGTGCAATACCTGGAATAAAGTTTATGGAAAGAGATAAGACATGGGTTGCGCCCTCTGGTGCTACACTCTGGATGTCTTACCTAGACAGAGATGACGATCTATTGCGTTATCAGGGACAGGCCTTTAATTGGATTGGTTTTGACGAGCTAACACAGTGGTCTTCTCCTAGTGCATGGAACTATATGCGATCTAGACTACGTACTACAGCCGCAAGTGGTTTACCTACGTACATGAGAGCAACAACAAACCCTGGGGGGCCAGGACATCAGTGGGTAAAGAAGGCTTTTATTGATCCTTCACCATCTAACAAGTCTTTTTGGGCTAAAGACCCTGAAACAGGAGAAGTAATTGCATTTCCCAAAGGTCACAGTAGAGGTGGAGAACCTTTATTTAAACGTAGGTTTATACCTGCTACACTATTTGATAATCCCTATTTAGCAGAAGATGGCATGTACGAAGCCAATCTTTTGTCACTACCTGAACATCAAAGAAAACAATTGCTTGAAGGAAACTGGGACGTAAACGAAGGTGCAGCATTTCCAGAGTTTAACAGGAACATACATGTAGTTGAACCATTTGATATACCAGATAGTTGGGCTAAATTTCGTGCATGTGACTATGGTTATGGATCTTATACTGGAGTTGTTTGGATTGCAATATCTCCTAGTGAACAGTTAGTTATATATAGAGAAATGTATGTATCTAAAGTTATTGCTACTGATTTAGCAGATATGATCTTAGATGTTGAACAAAGAGAAAAAATACGTTATGGTGTACTCGACAGTTCTTTGTGGCACAAACGTGGTGATACTGGACCCTCTCTTGCAGAACAGATGATTATGCGTGGATGCAGATGGAGACCAGCAGATAGATCTAAAGGTTCTCGTGTATCAGGTAAGAATGAGTTACACAGGAGACTACAAGTAGACGAGTTTACAGAAGAACCTAGAATGGTATTCTTTAGTACTTGCACTAATACAATAGCACAATTACCAGCCCTACCTCTAGATAAAAAGAATCCAGAAGATGTAGACACTCACGCAGAAGACCACTTATATGATGCTTTGCGGTATGGTATTATGACAAGACCTAGAAGTAGTCTCTTTGATTACAACCCTGCTTCTAATACAGGCTTTCAAGCCAGTGATCCAACCTTCGGTTATTAAGGAAATACAATGGAAGAAGATGAATTCTTTGAAAATGAAATGGCTATGGACTCAGTAGAGTCTAATGCAATAGAAGATATAAAAGAGGGTACTTACTCTGATCCTAATGCAGGTACTATAGTAAGTCTTGTACAAGATCGTTATAACAAAGCTTCTACTAATCGTGAGACTGAAGAGAAACGTTGGATACAATCGTATCGTAACTATCGTGGCTTATACGGACCAGACGTACAATTTACTTCTACAGAAAAATCTCGTATTTTTGTTAAGGTTACTAAGACAAAGGTTCTTGCAGCTTACGGGCAAATTGTAGACGTACTCTTTGGCAATAATAAATTTCCTATTACAGTTGATCCTACTACTTTACCTGAAGGTGTAGCTGACTCAGTATTCTTTGAATCTAATGATGACATGCGAGCTGCTAAAGAACAATTTGGCGGAGAAGATGAACAACTCCTTCCAGGAGAAACTGTTATAGATCTTCGAGAACGTCTGGCAGGTTCAAAGAGTAAACTAGCACCAGTTGCTGATATACTTAAAGAAGGTACTGGAAATACAGCTACAGAGATTACTATACATCCTGCAATGATTTCTGCAAAGAAGATGGAAAAGAAAATACACGATCAGTTAGAAGAGTCTAATGCAAACAAGCAACTACGTGTTGCGGCTTTTGAATGTGCTTTGTTTGGTACAGGTGTAATGAAAGGCCCATTTGCTGTAGATAA